TCATCAGGCGGCATGATCATGGGGTTTTCAAGACGTGATAGCCAGATAGCAGTAGCCGATCCTGTCATTCCTGACAAACATAAGCGTCCAGATACAGTACAGATATATGCTGGGTCTGCATTTGATGCAGACTCGTTACGCTTCCATGTGAATCCATTGAAGTGATAGATAGGTGAGGACTGAGTAGCAAATACCACCTCGCCATCAAATACTGTAGTAGAAACTACGGCATCTGCTGCATAGACTTCCTCTTTTCTCTGGCCCTTATCAGAAACAAATGACTTTCCTGCTGCGTTTTTCTCTACCCATACCGCATTGTCACGACCAAACCAGCGAACATTGTCCACTGATCCGTATGCGAGAACATGGCGAGAAGCACCTCGATCCATATTGATAACGCCACGCCAATCTGCATAACCATTGTTAAGCGAAATAAGGTGCTGGGCTTCTCCATTCTCTAATGCGGCAATGTCACGAGAGGAATCTATTCCTCGGAAGTTCCGATAAAGAAATGAGTTTAGCTGTACGCCTGAAGGCGACTTAAAGGAAGACATAGTTATTCAAACTTAGGTATCGTAATGGGCTTGTTACCAAACTTATTGTGGTAAGTAATCCGATGTAGATTGTCGTAGTACATCTGACGATAAGCCTGCATCTTTTGAGACATCTGCTGTACTGCGTAGTAGTAGATAAGGCCAGAGATAACGATCTCATCTGGCAGATCACGAGCTTCTTGCAATGCAATATAGTCTTCTATCTCGGTATCACCAGATCGGTATGGATGGGTGTTGTAATCAAGAAGCACAGAGTTAGCGAAGTCGATCATCATAAGAGAGACTTCACCATCCACAGAGGAAGGGTGAAACTCACCATAACGCCGTAGGACTTTAATTATTAGGTCTTCTAAGGGCGAGTAGTAATCGCGTATGTTGGGATTGGAGCTAGTTACTGTCACAAAAACACCCTCGAAGTTTAGTAATTAATCTGCTACTTGGATGATACGACCCATCTTCACGAAGGTATGGCGAGAGAACTGAGCTTTCAGGTTGCTTGGAACTGCCCAGATAGGATACTTATGATCTGTATCCCACGAGGGACGGAGGCGAGAGTCGCCAACATTGATGTCGAACAAGGAATCCTCAAGTACAGCAGAGGTGTAGTAAGTAAAGCCATCCACTTCTACATCTGAAGTCTTGCGAGAGCTTTTACTTTTTAAGGCTGCTTTCTTTTCAACGTCTTTGCTAGGACTAGCGTGAGTAACTTTTGATGAATCGACCATGTTGTCTCCGTTGGGATTAACCTATAGGCCAAAAAAAGCCAGAGCGGTTTAGTTCTCTGGCTATTGTGCTGGGTTGAAGCCTTGTGGTCGTCCTTACGGACTAAGGCATTCAGGTATAACTATGTTATACGCTAGTCCAGCCTTTGATGCGGTGATGAACTTTCGAGTGAGAAAGCTCTAGTCCACATTCAGTCATGTACTGATGCTTCTTGCCGTCAAAATCAGCAGATTGAATATCACGCTGAAGCATTGTGTCACGACCTTCTAGGTGACGATACTTCAAGTGTGGCATATCAATGATGACCATCTCGTTCTTCATAGATGGAATCTGACGGAACATTGGGTGCAAGTAAACTAACAGGTCGCCAGCAAAAGTAGTGTAGCGAGTGAAAGATACGCCGTAGGCATTATCAACCGAAGTTGGCTGCCAGCGATTCTTGCCGATTTCCATTAGGTTTGCAATTGCGCCTGCGCCTGCGAAACAAATCTTCTCAGGGTTGCCGAAAGCAAATACATCTTCAACCAAGGCGCGATCAAACTGCTTCTCGGTTAACTGACCAGCAGTAGAGCTAGTGCTTGCATCTGTGATAGATGTAATAGACTGCAACAATCCACCAGTGTAACGAGTAGGTGAAGCGGTTGTGCCGTTTTGCTCTGCTTTTTTGCCGAAGAAGAATGCGCGTTCAATGTCGCTCATGTGCATCTTCAATGCTTTGGTTAAATCTTCTTGCTCTTTGTCGCCAGTACGCAAGTTGGTAGAATCCAAAGTGCCAGTAATAGAAACAGAAGTCTTAAAGATTTGAGTAAAGTTTGAACCAACGATAGGATCAAAAGATACTGGTGCAGGTGAAGTTCCACCTTCTTGGTCAGCGAAACCAGCGATAACGATTTCTGCGCCACTTCCTACTGCCGCAGCTCCACCACCGATACCACGAGCAACAGTAATGTCTGTGCCGCTAACAGCAGATACACGCATCATTTCGCCTGTAGCAGTGTTGCACAATAAAGTGCCAGCAACGATAAATGGTAAATCAGCAGTGTTGTTTACAGCTAGAGTTGTAGCTGAGTTAGTTGCAGTTGCAGAGGTAGTTAAGACGCGATCAGGTAGTTCGTCTTTGAAGTTACGAAACTCTGGATCGTCAGTAGATTCGCTGCCTGTCATGGAGAGAAGGGCTTGTAATGGAGCTGTTCCGTTAGGCTCGATCAGGGAGTAAACTTCACGATAGTTCTTTGGTCGGAAGTCCGCATCGAACTGACCAGAACCACGCAATCCTAAAATTGCTGTACTCATTGGGGTATTCCTTTTGTTTGACGAAGGCAATAGTGCCTTATGCGCCACTTAATTTAGAGTGTGTATATGGTTTATAACAAAGGAGTTTGCCGAAATCTCGTGCTTGATCCTGTTATGGTCGATGGTGTCGGGCATTAAAGAGGGCTAATGCGCTCAATGTCGGACTGTCGATAATTGAAGAGTACATGAGCTGTACCCTTCTATCGTCCTTGCTAGATCATGTTCTGCTTGGCTTTGGCTGTGTTGGCCAGAGTGTCAATGAAGGATTGATCTGAGCTAGAAGCTACTGATGAGCCTCCTGCTGATGGTGCTGAGTCCACTGTTCCTGTGAAAGCCTGTCTGCGCGTTGCGATTTCTCGTAAGCGTTCAATCTCAGGAGTGTTCATGTTGTTCTTAAAGTCTTGAGCTACATGAAGCGTTAGCTTGGGATCCATAAAGTCTTCAATGGTATAACCACGATCATAAGCAAAGTTAAAGAAGTCGTTGTCTGATTGGTCAGGAAGACCAAGTGAAGACTGAGCTTGGTTAAGGTTGTTAATGATGCGCTGCTTCTGCGAGGACTCTTGCGAGGAAGCCGCAGTTTCAAGACCCTGCTTTGCACCCTTTGCAATATCCTTTTGGCCAGATACTAATTGCTTTAATAAGGCTTTGAGCTGGGCGTTATCACCTTGCATGGATTTTAGTTGGGCGAAAGATTCTTTATATGCAGGTGGGAGTGAGACTGCATTTTCATCTTCCCATCGTTTGAGTGCATCATCATCGAGGCTCGCGTTATTGTAAGGGGTATCGACCTTACCTTCAGGAGTCTTCTCGGTGTTTGTGCCTTTACCAAACTGAGCGTTCTTTTGGAAAGCTCGCTGTAGTCCTTTAACGAACTGTTCAGGAGAAACGTCACGACCCTTCTCTTTAGCAGCACCCATCAATTGCTCTGCAAAATCCAGAACAGGCTTCATAGTTTGGTGCTTATGGTTTAGCGATGAGTAGCGATCAAAGGTAGATTTAATTTGCTTGTCTGACAACTGGCGGTTCTGATCGCCGAAGTTAACGTCATACATGACAGCTTCTTTCTGGGCCATGTCACCTTCAGTGGTTGGTGAGGCTTGAGCTGATGCTTTTTCTTGGTCGGTAGGTGGAGTGGGAATGTCAGGAGCTTTTGGTTGTGGAGCTGCCTGTTGAGGTTGTTGAGGTTGTTGAGGTTGTTGAGGAGCTTGTGCTTCTGGTGCTACACCAGTTTTCTTAGCTGCCATCGCTTGCATTAATTGTTGATCCATTGACATAATTTTCGGCCTTAGCGGAAGTTGAGTGGGTTGTTAGGTGAAGTATCGCAATAGCCAGAGGGAGTATCGTCCTTGTCTGGCTGTAGTGGTGGGGTTAGATGGGTTCGGGGCTTGTTAATAGAGCTTCCTGCGCTTCTAAAAGTGCAATGTCGTTCTCTAAAGTGTGCATCAGTTGATCAGGTAAGGAGGAGAATCTGCGAGCTGCCCACATTGCTCCACGTTGAAAGTGTATTTGATCTACGTCCATCGGCTTATTCTCGCAAAGAGAGTATGCGACTTTGAGAACTTCGTCTTTGATGATGGATTCTTTAAGATGTTCCCAACCTTTCGAGGAGGTTAGGGAGTATAGGATTTTGTGTTCAGCTTTTAGTTTTTTTAATTCGCTCATTTGACCACCATTTGATTATCGTAGTGGTCAGTTTATTGAGTTGTCGCTGGTGGTTCGTCCTTTACTTCTTTTTCATTACACTTTCTGCAAGACCGCCACCGAAATAAAACATCACAATGGACAGCATGATCCAATCAATTTGAAATTCTTGGAGGATTCCTTTGACTGCATCTACGTTTTCTCCTCGGAATGTCATAATGATTACGAGGACGTAGGTTGAGATGTAAGTCAGTGCGAAAAGTGTTGCGAGGATTCGCTGGGCAATTTTGAATGGAGCGTAACTTTGCATCAACTCAACTTTGGCAGTTGTGCGAGCTTCGATCATCTCTGTGTCGCTCGTGTGGAAAGAGTCGATCAAGTCGATCCCTTTACTGATCACGTCACCACTGCCAAATATGTTGTTGAGTATTCCCATCTTAATACGATCCTGAACGAACCATGTCTGTGATAGTGACAGATCGTGATCCTACTTGCTTTGCCCAGCGACTATCTAGGAACTCTGTTGCTGCTGTATCGTAGTCAGCACCATCCATTGCAGCTAAGGCTTTCTTGAATCCCTTCATGCGAGGAAGGCCAATGTTAAAACATAGGTCAATCATCGCATCTTTTCGTACTTGGTCTAATGCGTTAAACCAATCAAAGCTACGCTGTAGCTCACCATTTACACGTTTAATGTCATTGGCCAGAAGGTAGTCTATCTCATCACTAGACAAGCCTATTCCTCCATCCTTGTCGATGTTGCGACCAACACCCACAGTTATTTTGTTGGCAGAACATTCGTATGCGTGAGTCTCTACAGACTCATGCTTCCGTAGCATCTCTATTATCCTGCTCATTTTGGAATATCTCCACTGAAGTAGACCCAGATTGCAACTGCGGCTGCGCCTAAAATCCAAACTGCTTTCTTGACTACGCTCTCGCCAACTACGGCATAGAATCGTTGGTATGCTTTATCAGCAGCTAGTTCAGCAATCTCATCTTTTTCTGCATCTGTTAAATTGCTCATCGTTTATCTCACATAAAATGCAACGCCAAATGCGGCTGCGATTATTACCAATACAATGCCGAATGCCTTAATAGCTGCCGACAAGTTTGCGTCTAGTGCCTTTTGTCTTGCAACTTTTTGTCTTACTTTTGCTTGCTCTGCTTCTCGCAAGTCTCGCGTGTATTGTGCTTTGAAAGCTAAAAAGTCTACCCATCCATGAAGTCGCTGCTTATTGAGCATGAACTTTAGATTTTCTTCGTTGATACGAAGCTGCTCTTTGGCTTGGAAAGCCTCTAGTACGTTTCCAGTACCAGTAGCGACTTGCTTCTGGATTGCCTTTTCAGCACCGAAGTATTTTCCAAGTGCTGCACCAGCAGCTCCAATTTCACGGCCATTCTCCAATGTGGTCTTAATCACTTTGAACGCGGCATTGGCCACCATTAATTCGGCTAGCATACCCAGTGCCTTGTTGCGTAGTCTGGCTGTAGGCTGTAAGGAGCTTTTGGTGGCTGCACGATCATGTAGTCATCTTCCAGGGTAACTTGAGTCTCAATGACATAACTTGAGTAACTTTGACCAACAGGTGCTTGAGTGTTTGCCACATGAACTGGATAAATCTCAAGCGATGAAGACCACATTTACTTCTTTGCTTTCTTCTTCTTTGCTTTCGCTGCTGCTTTCTTGCCTGCGGCGGTGTACGGATATTTCTTACCATTGACTACTGGCATAGTTACTTCCTCTTTTTTGCTGTTTTAGCAGCGTTCTTAAAGTTCTTGGCAGTGGGCGAACCCTTAGTTCCTGCCTTCCTCATCTTCTCGTTTGAACCTGCTTTAATGCGTTTACGTTTAGCGTGAATGTTGCTGTAAAGACCCAAGATAATCTCCTACCATTTGCATTTATCAGCCCAGTAAGCCGCACTCATTTTTCCCTTCTTAATGTTTTTTCCATGTCTGGCTTTGAAGCTGGCTCGCTTCGCTTTCATCGCATCAGACTCGCCAGCTTTTGGTTTGCCTGCGGTAGACGCGCCTTGTTCACCGAATCGAATGAGCTTAACTTTGTCGCCTTCCTTGGCAACGACAGCATGAGACTTGGTTTTGTGTTTTGGGGTTCGCTTGCATTTGTTATAGCCTGCGAACTTTTCGCCTTTGTAATCTAGGCTCATGTTAAATTCCTCTAGCGAAGTACATTAGGGCTTAGTGGGCCAAGTAATGTTATCTGGAAAATCAGATTGAGCAGTGATATCTCGCAAGGCAGTTCGGTATGTTGCCATCGCAGAAGATTGGGTGGGGGAGTCTGCTGCTGCCGTCCAATCTGTTTCAGCCAGAAGGTGGTTTCTCCACGAGCGAACTTCGCCTGCGTTGATTTTATCGGTAAGAGCTTGATCACTTGCTGACTTTTCTGCGTCAGTTTCAGCCACAATCACACCATCCACTAACTTTAGTTGCCCTCCAGTTATTACGTCTGGGTCAAAATGGACGAAAGTTCCAGAGGTTGGAATTGTAGTTTCTGATCCGACAACAGCATCATTTTCAATTATTGCGTAACTCATCTAACTTCTCCTATCGGTTGCCGTGGTTTGTGGCACACCAGTTATATAATTCCCACGGGTTGGCTGTGGTTTGTGCATTGCTTGGACTTCTTCCCCTAACCAGCGCGTCCAGCATACGACTGTCGCAAACAATACTTGAGTTAGAGAAAGTCGAGTCAAGACTACAGAATGAGTTAGTATCTTTGTACCGATAAGTCGTGTGGTAGCGATGGCTGCTAATAATCATAACTAATACTGTAGTATTTGCTGGAACAGTTATTGTTCCTCCAGCCGAATAGTTATCTGAATTACTCTGGCGTTGGCTTATGTCTGACCATGTACCGCCAGTAGCGGAGCTGTAATCCACTGAACCTCCTGCCGATACTGATGAACTTGAAGGCTTATATACAGCAGTACAAGAACCGCCATAGTTGTTATTACCGCAACTTAGGTATGCAGAAACAGTTACGTTGATGTTGCTGGCACTTGTGTTTCGTATAGGCATTACTCGCCACGTTACACCAGCATAGTCGTTGCTTGTTGATGCGTTGTCATGGTAATAAAAGTCGCGGTAAGAATGACCCATGCGCTTATTGTTTGCGTACTGAACTTCGCGTTGACGCTGGCCGTCACCATCACCAGAGTAAAAATAAGCACTTGAGCTTTCGGGGCGACCATCACCTAGAAAGCAGTTCCATGATTGGACTGCGGATTGGTTATGAGTCATTGTGTTCATGTAATGAGTTGTCCAAGGGCCACTAGAAGACCACTCGCCAGTGCTGTACACGTTTTCACGCGCAGACGAAGTAACAACACTTCCAAAAGTTATGTCGTTTTCTGTTGGTGCGCCTGATGGGGCATCAGCCCAGCCTAGTGCGCCTGAGCCATTTGTTGCTAGTTGCTGTGCTGCTGTTCCATCTGCTGCTGGTAATGCGTAAGGCGCAAATCCAAGCTGGCCTGAGCCATCTGTTTTTACAGGGTAGTTTGCTGATCCATCTGCTGCTGGCATAGCCAGAGGAGAGAAGGCGAGAACGCCTGATCCGTTGGTTACTACAGGCTGGTTAGCGGTTCCGTCTGCACTAGGTACAGTGAGAGCGGTTCCCCCATTCTTTTGTATTTGATCTACAATGATCTTTGACATAGTGTGTCTCCGTTAAGGACGAGTTGGGTAAGTGACTTCGGAGGGGAAACCTTCTTGGTCGGGTAAATTTCGTAAGGCTTGTCGGTATGTAGCCCATGCTTCTTTATCGCTTACTGACAGGCCGTTGTCGTCCATGCGCGTCCAATCGGATTCGCCAAGAAGTGCGTTTCTATTGTCTCGTTCAATGACAATTCTGTTGGCTGCTTCTGCTGTATTTGCTACTTCTTCAGAGGCAGTATGAGCCGCTACTTCGGCTGGAGTTAATTTAATACGAATGCCAGCTACTTTTTTGTAGAGACTCATAAGTTAATCCTTGTACCAGATTTCTATGACGACATTTCCACCATTAAAGCTTCCACTACTGGGCTTCAATTTAATGCCGTGGATAGATGGATAGGTGTTATTAGAGGCGTAATTATCCCAAGAGAATTTTTCTGTGTTTGGATAGTTGTAACCTGTGGCTTGTTGATAGTGAATCATCCCACCCATTTGCATACTCTTGTTATTATTAAAAGACTCTACTGGAAATTGAAAGTTAAATGACATGCCACCGCCGTAACTATTTGAAGATTGATAAACACTAGTATAGATAGGCCACCATATGAAACTCTGGTTACTGTTATGGGATGTCCCGTAATTCTGTCCGTTACCCCCGTGAATACCATGATAGCTATAGCCCATGTAACCATTTTGATCGGCAGCACCACTGGACTGAGGGTAAAACTGACACTGCCAATTACCTCCAGATTGGAGGTTAGTGCCTTTAATATTGACGGAAAGAATTTTACCTTGATCTACACCCATGTCAGTAAATTGAGCTTTAACTGAGGCTAATTGTCCGTCTACATCAAAATCGTAAAGGGTATAGGTCTTTAGCTTTGGGATGTAAGCTACGGCGGCTGAACCGCCACTACTGCCTGCCTCAACCGTAACGACCTTTCTACTCATCTTCGTACCCCATCACTGATACTGATAAGTCAATTGCACCTGTGTTTTCCGCATACAAAGTATCGCCAGAGTTTAGTAGGAGGCCATTACGCTCGTAGCTGTTGAGTGAAGTTCTGTACTCTAAGATTGCGTCATCAGCTACGGAACTAAATCCAGTGGAAGAGATATGTACGTTACTTTCTCCAATATTAACCTTCTGGTTAGTAGTGAGGTCGGCGGCAGCAACATTAGCACCAAGCCCTAAGCCGTCAAAATGAGTTGTGGCTTTTGTCCAAGTAATAAAATCAGCACTTACCCAAGCGACATTAGCTGCGTCAACGCTATGCCATAGGGCTTTAGCTATACGCATTGGGGTAGACATCTGCTCATGGGGCATTTTTGCAACTGAAGTGAAATCTGTAATACTTCTGCCTGTGCTACCTTGGTTGAGCGTAGCTAAATCAAATTCAAGAATGCCATCATTTTTTAAAGCCAGATAATACTTGTCGTTGTTGGGGTTATATTTCATCCAGCAAACTGGGTATTGTCCACTGCCGTTAAACCAGTAAGACCTATTGCCCGTACCATAGCTGTTGTAGATACAATTTTCGTTGAAAGATCCATCAGCCCTGATGGCATGGCCCATACCAAACTTTGAGCGATCAACGCTTGATGCGTTACACACATAAACGCCTTTCTCAAACCACATCACCCCTTGATACCAAGGGTGAGTATAGCTAGATGGATCTCGTCCATTATTACTAACCTGATAGAGAACGGCATCAGATGATCTGCTAGCCTGATGGTTTAAAGTAGTTCCTGCCGCGTTTTCTGTCATAATCGCCATGTAGCTGTCATTGTTCCAACCGATCATACAACTGTTGTAGTATTCAGTTTTGTATGGGTCAAAAACCATTCCACGATTATAATATGGCCAGCTAGCGTTATAATCAGCAGAAGAGTGGTTAGCTCCATATACTCGCTGGACTATAGAACCTATTCCTAAGCTGCCGCCCGATGTTACGTCTTTCCATAGTTTTACATTGTTGCTGGAGTCATTGGTCATATAGCTAGGTTTTGTTTTACCGCCATACTCTTCGGGGTTAGTTAAGTAGTATGGGTCTAAGCGCAAATAATTATATATGGAAGAACCACCTTCTCGGTCAGCAACAAGTGATCCACCAATTGAATAAGATATGCGTGGGCCTTGGATGCTACTCCACCCTATATCACCTATGTTATGAGCCATCGCATCGCTCTGCCCAGAGGTTCGATTATCTAATCCCACAGTATTGGATGCTGCGTTGAACCCTAAACCGTATATTTGTGTAGTGAAGTTGAGGGTGTGATTAGCGTTTGTATCTACAGCCAGAGAAAGCTTTGTGTCCACAGTTTCAGAGTGCGCTGTCGCATGGATAGAAACAGACGCAGGAAAAACAGAGGTGTTTGTATAGACCTTCTGTGCTGTTTTTTTCGGTACTTTTTTTGATGCAAGACGACCATTGGCCATTTGTGTTCTCCTAGATTGCGCCGAAGAAGTAAAGTTCGGCGCGGCTGCGTACTGTGTCTACTGTGGACGATCCTGCTGCGGACGATCCTGCTGGTAGGCTTACGCCTTGTGCAGTACCCGACAAAGTTACTGTTATTCCATCCATGATTTGTAAGTCATCATAGAATAGGTGTGTGCTAGAGATGGTCTTGGTAGCCTCGATATAATTGCCATCACTGACAATTGTGGCTAGATCAGACACCCACAAAACCCCATTGCTTGCTACTTGCCATTTGTCTGAAGGAGTAAAGTTGTTAGTTACAAACTCAAGCTTCTTTACGATGTAAGTTGCAGGGGATGTGGGAGATATAACGTATGGCTTACTACCGCCTTCTGCCTTCTTGAAAATGATTGCACCACCACCTTCGGCGACTGAAAGAAACTTTCCGAAGTCCAAGGCTGTTGGTGTAGGGAAATTAATTGATGCAGCATTCGCTATCGCTTGGTTTATAGCAGGTAGATTTGTGTTGACGCTGTTTGATGCGGTAGTGGCTATACCTTCAGAAGTTGCTGCCGATGCAGCACTAGCTGCCGCTTCCGCAGCTTTTGTTGTTGCGATAGCAGCTTTGTCTGTTGCGAGCGTTGCACTTGCTGACGTTGATGTAATGTATGTTTGTAAGTCAGTTGTTGTTGCGTCTGCCCAATCTGATAAGGGATCAATTGTTGTATTGATACGAACTTGTAAGCGACCAGCAAAGCTTGGATTCTCGCGGAATTCGTAGATGTCAGAGCTAAATTGGCCGTTATCACCGAATATTTGATCCAGCATATCGCCTATGGTTTTTGTTCCTTTCTCGCAAGCTTCAAGATAAGTGTCTAGGGAATGATCGCCTGTCTTACGGGATGAGAAAAGAAGTTGTTCACCGCGAGGTCTAGTAATACTCATAGGTTGAGTTCCTTAATGATCCGACCTAGCTTTGTTCGAGTGATACGGAACTGAGGATCGTTTTCAACTAGGTCATTAAGTTTTCGTACTGAGCGAGCTGCGTCTGCTTCCAAAGCCCTTGCAGTCACTAAGGTTCGTGAGAGAGCTGAGTTCAGTGCTTCGGTGGTGTTGTTTAGTTGGGCTGTTAGGTTTCGTATGTGCGCGTCAATGTACTCACGGGTAAGTGGGTCAATGTTGGCTGCAAGCTGTTCTGGTGTTGGCTTCGACATACTGTTCTTTCGCCTGTATTAATACTCTGGGTATTGTCCA